CTTGCCTGACCACAATATTTTTTCTCTCAAAGTGCTTATATTTCGTGACAGGGCGATGACGGCGTTTTCCAAAAGTTTTTATATCATGACAAGGGGACGCAACGTCAACGCGTTGTCGTCAAAGTTTGACCCCCTACCGTCGATCCGATTTTCCAATTTTTTGGATTTTGCCCAAAACCTTTTGACACCATATAACGTCGGTCGGTTGGGGGTTTCCAATGGGTGACAGTCAAAAACGGGGTCACCTATCACCGACCGAACGTTCGGAAATTATCCGTCTATACAATGCGGGCGGTGTGACCTATCGTGAATTGGGTGATCGGTTCGGGTGTTCGCGTTCGACGGTGTATCGTGTCATAAACCAAAAGAATACAATCAACATCCCGCCCGAACAAAAGGAATCCCAATCGAAAGAGAAACGGAAACGTCCACCCAAAACGGAAACGACATCCGATGAACCAATCATTCAAGTCATCGACGATCCGATTGAGTTTCGACGAATGAAATTGATAGAAATCGCGGGCGACATCATGTCCACCCGAACACGTGGTTCGGTTCAAGTGTTACCCGCCCTTCATCGATTGCATATCCAAACACATGACGAATTAACACAAATGAAAAGAGAACAAGACGATTTCGACGACGTTGAAAATCCTGACGATTTGATTCAGACAATCGCGATAGCCGTCGCGGGGTTACCGCCAATATTGCGCGATCGTTTGAATGATATGTTGGCGATTGATATGACGGATGTGATACCATTACGAATCAACAGGGGGAACGAATGAAACCTTCCGTTTTCAAGGTGATCAAATATGACGGTTTGATTTCGTTGACGTTGTGTTTCACCTATTCAATCCAAACCGCAATCGACCAAATCGAAAAGGACATCAACGCGTTTTCGGTTGCGTATCGAACGCGCGTGAAACGTCTATTGGATAGGAATCCGCCCGTCGTCGTGTTGACGTTGTGTGATGAAAACGGATTCGTTCGGGAATGGCAATATTCAATCTATCAAATCAGGGTGATCGAATGAACCTTTCGAACCTTCGACGAATAGCGCGGGGAACGTCCCGCCTTGCAACCGACGCGGAATCGAACCCCCTTCGATACTTTCGACCGACCCCCGTTCAAAAATCATTCCTTGAAGATACTTCGAAGATAGTGATGTTACGCGGGGGAAACCAAATCGGAAAAACAATGGTCGGGTCGATTGAATGTATCTATCGATTATTGGGGAATCATCCAATGAAACGGGTTCCACCCCCGCCGATTGAATGTTGGATCATTTGTCATTCATGGGAACAATCCAAAATCATCATGGCGAAGTTTCATTCATTCGTTCCCAAAAACGAATTACACCCCGACGTTGAGTTCGTCGCGGGTCGTGGGTATCGGGGAACGGGCGCGCCCGTCGTGCGTTTCAAAAACGGTTCAATCCTACGTTTCAAAACCACCAATCAGGCGGGGGGCGGTCGCGGGACGATCGGACTTGCGTCGGGTTCGGTGGATTATATTTTGATGGACGAACCCCCGCCCCCCGATATATTCGGGGAAGTGTTATCAAGGGTCACCCGAACGCGGGGGTCGATTGGAATCACGATGACCCCCGTCGGGGTTCCCGTTGACTATTTGAAAAAGTTAGTCGAACAAAAAGTGATTTCCGAACACGTTGGTCGATTGACGGTCGAAAACACCACCCCCGAAGGATGTCGCCCGATGATGACCCAAAAGGAAATCGACGAATTGGCGTCGTCATTCCTTCCGATTGACAGGGACGCGCGAATCAATGGTGATTGGGAAGGGGGAATCCCCGAAGGTCGCATTTTCGAAAACTTTTCGGATGATTTGATTTCGGATTTGCCACCGTTGACAACAATCCGCGACCCCGAAACGGGAATCGAAACCCCGCGTTCGTTCGTTTGGTCAATCGGGATCGATCATGGTCATGACGTGGGAAGTCAGGTGGCGATTTTGGTCGCGGTCGACATCACCGACCAATCGAATCCAATCACCTATGTCGTCGACGAATATGTCGCGTCAGGTTCGACCGCCGAAGTTCACGCGAAATCAATCATCGCAATGATACGACGAAACGGTTTGGAAATGGCGAACATTCAACGTTGGACGGGTGACAGGGTTCACGGTGGTTCGAAATCGGGTGACGGGCGAATGTCGAACACGATGTTGACATCCGCGTTCGCTCACGTGCTAGGATACCAAAAAGGGAAATTACCATTTCGAATCCGTACCGCGTACAAACCCAAATTTTCGGTTTATTATGGTGTCAACGTGATTCATGAACAAATGTCATCGAACCGTTTTCAGATTTTCCCGCGTTGCAAAGTGACGATCAAATCGTTCAAACATTGGGCAATGAAAAAATCGGGGGGAATGGACACGTTGTCAGAATATAAACATTGTATCGACGCGTTGAGATATGCTATATTGCCGATAGTCGATGTCAAGTATCGAACACCCGTCAAATCGAAATCATTCAGGATGTAAAATGAACGATATTATTCCAAATAAACCCGTCGCCCCCGATATGGAAACCGAACGTCGGTGGGAACACACCGCACTTCGACGACGAATGTTGTTGGGACAATGGCACGATGATTTGATTCGCGAAATCGGAAATCATATCACCGTCGATCGACAAGCGACATGGGGTGTCCCCGATATGTCGTCGAACATTTTCAAATCGACGACGTCCGCGTTGTGTGCTCTTTATCTTGAACCCCCTGACGTTTCTGTCGGTGTGGATTATGAAAATCAAGCCGACGGGCTATTGTCGCGAAATGGTTTGGTGAATGACGCGGGCTATTGGGCGATGATGCAACGAATCCAATTTTTCACGATTGGACTTCGGGAATGTTTTGTTCGAATCGACGTGAACACATCGGGAACGGGTTTGGTTTATCGGATTGTCACCCCTGATTTGATTTTCGCTGATTCCCCCGCGGGCGACCCTTCGAAACCCGATGTCATTCATGAATACCGCGTTCGATTTTGCCAAATATGCAACGAATACGAATGGACGGTCGATGTTTTCGACATTCGCGACAAAATGAATCCAATATATGAAATCGTCAAGGTCGATATGAATGGAACAATCGGGGAAACCGTCACCGAACAATATATCGGACAATCGATGTCGGGTGACGCGTACCCGTACCGAAATAAGGAAGGCGAACCGTTCATTCCTTATTCGTTGTATCATGCTGAAATTACGGGCGATTTGTTCGACGCGTTTCACAATTCCGAAATCATCGCGGGTTCATTGAACGCGTCCGTTTTACGTTCGTTCTATCTTCATTTGTCGAAAAATTGTTCGTTCCCCCAACGCTATATGATGGGGGCGGTTCCCGCGGGAATGTCAATGTTCGACAATGACATCGCGTCCCGACGAAACGCAATTTCGACCGACCCGTCGTCGGTTTTGTTGTTCAATCCCGATCCTGATTTGATCGCGGGACAACAACCCCAAATCGGACAATTTCAAGCGGGGGGCGATGTCGAAAAAATGTTGGAATCGATCACAACCTACGAACGCGGGTTGGCGTCGAACGCGGGTATCAATCCCGCCGACGTTCAAAAAATGTCGGGTGACCCCCGTTCGGGTTACGCGATAGCCGTTTCGCGTTCATCCCTTCGGGAAAATCAACGTCGATTCGCGCCCGCGTTCCGTCGTGGCGATGTGGAAACGTTGGAAAAATCCGCGATGATTGCGAACAGGTTCATCGGTGGCGATTATCCCGAAACGGGTTATCGTGTTGAGTATCACGCGGTTGAATTGTCGCCCGAAGAATCGAAAGCCCAACGCGAACACATTTTGTCGTTATTGACGGCGGGTTTGATTTCCAAAATCGACGCGATTCAAATGTTGCACCCTGATTTAGACGAACAGGACGCGCGCGCCCGATTGATACGAATACAACAACAAAACATTTTCTAAACCCACAAAACAGGAATCAACATGTCAAAAATAAAAGTGATCGACGGTGTCGAATACATTATGAAAACCGACGTTGACGAAATCGTTTCGTCGCGTATCTCAAAATATGCTGAAAAGGTTCGCGAATACGAAAGCCGAATCGATTCATATCAAACCCAATTGGACGACGCGAAATCGTCCGTCGGTTTGGTTGAGAAATTGAACAGTCAAATCGACCAATTGAACAGTGAATTGACGACCGCCCGTTCACAATACCAACGTCATTCGACAATTGGTCAATTCGGAATCACCGACCCCAACATCCGCGACGCGGTGGAATGGGCTTTCGATCGCGAAATGAAGGGACGAAACAAAAAGGATCAAATGTCATTGGGTGATTGGTTGTCAGGAATCAAAGAAAACCCCGAAGGCGCGCCCGCCGTATTACGTCCGTTTTTCAATCCTACCGTTTCGGAATCCACCGACGTTCCTTCCGATGTCGAACAACCCCAATCAATCCCCGTTCAACATCAACAATCCCCGAACATCCCACCCCAACAACCCGCCCCGACATCGAACGCGGGTGTCAAAAATATGGGAACCGTCCCCCCTTCCGATTTGTTGGAACGTGCAACCGACCCGACATTTTACGCGAAAAACCGCGACGCAATCCGTCAAGCGTTTTACACTCAAAAAGGAAAACCGACATCTTTCAAATTCTAGAATATAGAAAATCAAAACAGGGGGTCATATTATGGCGATGTTCATATTTGGCGACGGGGCGGGAACACCGACCGAACACACATTTTCCAATCAATCAACAATCGTTGTGAATCATGGACTAGGATTCCCGCCGTCGGTGTGGATTGTCATTGGTGGCGAAATGGTGTTCGGTGAAATCACCCACAACAACACAACGACATTTACAGTCCAATTTCAAACAAGTGAAACGGGTGTGATATATTATCGATGAACGAAAACCGTTCATCCAAAATCAATCCAAAATACAAGGAAAAATCATGGCTCAAAGATTTTTAGCACAAGAAATTATCGCCGAAGGCGTTATCAAACAAAAAGGGACAGTATCACACGACGAACATTTGATCACACGTGGTTATTTACATGGAAACGTGTTGAACGGTATTCACCCCGATTCCGCGAATTATTTAGAAGTGATTGCCGACGGTGGTGTCAACAAATTGAAGGTCAAACCATTGACAATCACCGACACAACAGTCGACGCAACGAACGCGACGTTGTCCGCTTTTGTTAGCAATGTTTATACAGGTTCCAATTTTCAAGAAGGCGACATCGTCATTTTGTCAAGCGCGTCACCCGTTGAATCATACGTTCATAACGGTGGAACCGCGGGAACCGTCGCCGATTGGGAACAAATCAACACAGGTCTTTCGGACGCTCAAATCCGCGCCTTGTTTTCAGGTGGAAACGCGTTGACCTATAACAACACAACGGGTCAATTCGACGTCGTACAAGCCGACATTCGCGCGATGTTTTCCGCGGGAACGGGATTGTCATTGTCGAATGGTCAATTCAGTTTTTCAGGCGACACCGATGTCGTCCCCGAAGGTTCAACCAATAGATATTACGCCGATAGTTTGGTCGACGCTCATTTGTCAGGTGGAACCGCGATTTCATACAATGCGGGGGTCATCGCCTTCAACGGGACATCGGACGACGTATCCGAAGGAACCACCAATTTGTATTACGCCGATAGTTTGGTCGACAATCATTTGTCAGGTGGAACGGCTATCACATATACAAACGGTGTCATCGCCTTCAATGGTTCAACGTCGGACGTTTCGGAAGGTACAAATCTGTATTACACTGACACCCGCGTAAAAAATGCGTTAGGTGTGAAGGCTGTAACGTCACCCGATGTTCAATTGTTGACCTATGACGCGACGGCGGGTGAATACGGTGTCGCCCTTTCGGATGTGTTAGCCGAGTTTAGCGCGGGTCAAGGGTTGGCGTTTTCATTCGGTGAATACAGTTTGGACGCGAACACCGACGACATTCAAGAATTGTCGGGTGCTACCAATTTATTTTTCACTGACAGTCGCGCCCGATCCGCTATTTCCGCCGATCCCGTCGCGGGGAATATGTTGTCATACGACGACGCAACGGGTGAAATGTTGGTCGCCTTGTCTGATTTCCGTCGTGGTTTCCAAAATCAATCGTTGACCGCCAACACAGGTTTAGCCCTTACTCACAATTTAGGGGAACGATTGGTTCATGTTTCCGCTATGGACGGGTCAGGAAATGCGGTTGAATTGGAAATCGTATACACATCATCGACCGTCGTGACAGTGAAATCGACCGTTTCATTGACAGGAATCGATATCGCGGTTAGTATCTAAACGTTGAATTGTATATAGAAAGGTTGACACCCGTTCCGATTTCGATTGGGGCGGGTGTTTTGTTTTAGCCTTTCGAAAGTACAATCGACACCGTCCCCGACGCTGATTCGGTGGCGATGTATATTGTTCGATTCGATTGTCGCCCCTGTTCTAGTGTGATAGGACACATATTGTTCGCGGGTACAAATGAAAAATGAAAATTGTCGTTTTCCCCGTCGCCGAATGTGTCGCCTTCATTCCCTTCGAACGAATAATTGATTCGGGCGTTCGCGCCTATTGAAATGACATTCGCGTCACGTGGAAACGAAATCGCGGTCGCGGTGTTCGTCAATTCGATTCGTCGGGTGATTGGATATGAATTGGTTTCGATGTTGATTGACATGTTTTCCCCTGATGATTGGTTCATGATAAAATAACACATTTCAACCATATTGTGACGTTGTCGTTCAACATTTTCAAAATGTTGATATATTGGTGTGTGGACTATGACATTTCGGGTCACACCCGTCAACAGTGAAAATTGTCGGGAACGTCCAAAACGAATCGGGAACGGGTCACACCCGCCAACAGTGCAAACCGATAAAATAACGACAATACATTCACTATATACTAGGAAAAAAAATGACTACTTATTCAGATTTAGGACAATTGCGTCTTTCCGCAATGATTGAAAACGAAGTTCGCGCGGTACTTGCTGACATGGCGTCAATTCGTCAATCGGGCGCGCTTATGTTCGCGGGCGACGTTGCCAACATTGGTTCCGATACCATTCGCCTTCGTTATGCTGATTGGGGAGCCGCTCAACCGTTTAACGCCGTCGCCGATGGTGCTGATTTTAGCGCGACACCAATCACCGAATCAACCGTTGACATCACCGTCGGACGTTCCGCGTTGCGTTATGACCTGACAGACCTTGCCAATTTTACAGGTTTGGGACTTGACATCGACCCGTTTTCAATCGCGTCAAAAATGGCGATGTCCGCCGAAGCGCGAATCAATGAAATCGTAACCGCGACATTCGCAAGTGCAACGAATAGCGTTGGGACAAGTGGTGTCAATATGTCAGTCGATGATTTCTTTGACGCAATGTTCGCCCTTCAACTTGCCAACAATGACGGCGATTTTGTATCGGTATTACATCCGCAACAATTGTCAGACTTGCAAGATTCATTACGTTCGGAATCAAATAATGCTATGGCGTTCAATCCCGCAACCGCTGAAATGCTGAAAATCAAGGGTCAAGGCTACGCGGGAACGCTTATGGGTGTTGACATTTTCAAATCGTCATACGTCGAAGAAAGCGCGGGGAATAAAATTGGCGCGATGATGTCCGTCGGCGCGGTTGCCTATGCTATCGGAACACCGCGACCGTTGGCGGGCGCAGGTGCTGAAATCCGTCCCGCGGGAACGCCCGTCGTTGTGGCTTTCCAACGTGACGAATCAAAAGGTTTAACCGAAATCATTGGTCACCTATATTGCGGGGCTAGTTTGACGGAAGATGACCGAATCGTCAAAATTGTAACCGACGCATAATTCAAAACATTTTGGGGGATGACGGGGTTTTCCCTGTTATCCTTGTCATTCCCCCCCTTCGGGGGGTGGATGTTTTATCAACAACAATCAACAGGGAAAAATAAAAATGGAAACTTTTACGCCGAAATCATGGACAGGGGCAACCCAAAACGAACACATCCCGAAAGTCGGGAATCGTGGCAACGCCCCGTTTTATTTATCACATCATCCGTTTCAATGGGAATTGGTGAAAACCGACGACGACGTTTTCGAATGGTTGCCGACGTTTTCAAAAATTAATGAAATGGCGGGTGTGAATGGTGTACAACAAACCCCGAACGGCGTTGACAGTACAATCACCCGAATGAAAATGTCCGATAAAGGTCATCAGGTGTTGGAACGTGAATTCGGATATGTCGCCCGCTACCCGTCGCGTCATGGTGGGTTTTACTATACGATGAAATGGGACGTTCCGAAAATGATTGGGAACAAAACGTTTTGGAATCACGATGAACAAGGATATAACGAATGGCGAAAATTGTTGATTTCCGAAGGCGTCATCGACCGTCCCGAAACCGAAATCATTGAAATGAAATTGACGGAAGTCGACCGAAAAATCGAACGTCGATTGAAGAATCAACACATCCCCGAAATCAAAAAAGAGATAGACGGACTTTATGACATCAAACGTCAAATGAAAAAAGCGTTCGACGCGATGTTCGAAACCGAATCAACATCCAAAAAGAAGAAGGGAAAATAACATGTCAACACGTGAACAAATTGAACAGCTGACACAACGAATATATCAATCCGAACGCAAACAGGGAAAAGACGTTTCGCGCGAAACCATTCGGGAACGTGTGGTTCAAACCGCAAAACGCAACGATCAAAAATCCAAAAAATAACCCCTTGCCATAGGTGAACAAATGTCATACAGTGGACGACCCTTTTTCCGTATTCCCCGCCCGTTATTGTTAGAAGGTGGTGTCGAATCCAAAACCATTTCAGGCGACATCACTATCGTCGATAAAGATTCATTATTTCAAATCATTGACGGGGGCGGTGTGAATCGCGCGGTGACCCTTCCGAATGAAAAGTCGGGTCGTGTGTATATGATTGCGAACGTTGGCGCGTCTCATGATTTGAACCTGAAAAAATCGGACGGAACAACGCCCGTCGGTGATATTGCTCATGGCGAATCACATTGGGTCGTTTGCGACGGGACCGATTGGTTCATCCTGTAAAATAAGGAAATAACGTGGCAACCGAAAACCTATATTCCCCGCGAATCCGTATTCACGACGTGTTCGAACGTTCGCGTTCATATGTCGTTGACCTTCCGATATATCGCGACAATGACATCGTTTCCCCAACGGGCGCGTTCTTTACATTGAACGACCCGTCAGGAAATCCCGTCATTGGACGAACCGCCGTTTCAATCGTTGCCAACGTTGCAACGTATACAATCGGGGCGTCGGAATTGCCCGCGTCGTTGGAATTGTCCGAAGGATATGTCCAAATATGGGAATTGACAATCGGGGGACACGTTTACACCTTCCGAAAACCGACCGCGATTTCGTTGTCGTCATTGTATCCCGTCATTTGCGATTTGGATTTGGAATCCGAATACAGTGACCTAGCGTCAATCAGACCGTCATCGTTGGGGACGTCCTATCAAAAATATATCGATGAATCGTGGATTCAATTGATTCAACGTATTCGTGATATGGGCAATATGGAATATCTTATCATGTCGCCCCAATCCCTTCGATCCGCTCATAAAAACCTGACGTTTTATTTGATTTGGAAGGATATGGATTCGTCGGGGTTGGGTGAAGGTCGTTATTTGCAACTAGCGCAAGAACACCGAAAACAATTCGAATACGATTTCAAACGATTGAAGTTCAATTACGATTTGAACCGCGACGGTCGGGACGATGACCCGAACAAAAAGCGTTCGAATCTAGGTGTCTTCTATACCGCCGTTTCACCAACATATATCCGTCGACGGGGTTGGTGATGTCGTCGGTTTCCGTTTCCACTATTCGACAACGGTTCGCGAACGCGGTTTCGGGGATTCCTGATTTTCACGAATTGCGAAATCCGTTCGACGGATATGGTCGTTCACCGAATAGCGTCGCGAATCTAGGTTTCGCGGTTGGTGTTCGGGGTGTCACGCCCCGCGATGACGATCGACAACGCCGTTCGGCGGGTGTGATGTGTGAAACGGAAATGTTCGTTCGGTTCATCTATCGGATACGCCCGAAAGACCAAATCGTTTCGTTGGATGAAGGTTTCGACAATGTTGAAACCGTCATTCGAACAATCACCAATCGTTCGACCCCGTTACATGACGATTTACAAATCCGATTTCAGGGGTTCGACAATGAATTGTCGGATTCGGGCGAATATGCTATTTTCACATTATCATTCAATATAATTCACTTCATTTCCTTATTATAGGGGGCTATCATGGCTGATTCATCAATTGTCGCAACACGTCGCGACGGAACCATCAAAATTGTCGACGCGTCGGGAACGCCGAACGAATACACCGTTGTATTTGAAACGGGCGATTTCTCATTTTCCGAACCGAAAGCCGATCGCGTTGTGATTCGGGATAGGGGCGCGATTGTAGGTTTGAGAAAAGGCGACGACCCCGTCATCACTGGTTCATTTTCTGTTCACCTTCGTTCGTTGACTGACACCACCGCCGATAACCTATTGGATAATATTTACAATCGCGGTTTTCATGCGGGCGCGTTGACAAGTACGGGAACGGACGGTTTCGAACAATTTTTGGAAAACATTGTTTTCACCGCTGACACATCCGCAATCAATGGGAAGGTATACACCGCGACATTCGCGAAATGTCTTTTGGAAATGGGTTCGATGTCCGAAAGTGCCGACGGCGACACGTTGGAAATCGCTTTCGAATGTTATGGTGGTGTAACTTACGCCCAAACCTAACAAAACCATAAAAACAGGGAATCATCATGGAAAAAATCAATTTGTCAGTATTCGGGGACATCAAATGTCAACGTCCACCCCTTTCGATATGTTTCGACATCGTGTCAATGTTTTCGGAATCATCCGAACGACATGTTCGCGCGCGGTTGTGTGCGGTGGCGTTGTGTTATGCGGTGGACGACCCCCGTTTTCCAAAGAAACCGACATCGTTCGATTTGTTGGAACATGGTTCGAAATGTTTGGACTTCCTTTTCGGTCGTGGCGTTGCGGTGTCGACAATATACGAACAGGGGTTGTCGGTGATTGGTTGGTTCGCGGAATCGCTACCGTCCGAAAGCGAGGTCACCGAAGTCGAAAATTTTTCCGAATAACGGTCGCGGGTCAAATCGAAACGACGGGGTTCGCGATTTCTAGGTTTTGGGGACAGGAACCAACGTGGTTCGAAAATCTATCCCCTGAATTGAAATGTCGGGTTTTGGCGGATTATCGGATTCAATGTGATGACGAAAAAACGCGAAAACAAAAAGCCGACAAAATCAAAATCGATCGAATCCGTCGTCGTCGGGGGGCTATATGAAAACGTTGAAATATGGAAAAGGGAAATCGTCAATTGAAATCGCGGGGACACAACGTGATTTGATTATGTCGACCCTTCGAAAAGCCGAACCGATTGTCATGTGGATTTTGGACGCGGAAACGCAAAAATTGAAAGAAGATTCGGAACGGGGTTGGTTGGTACGCCAAAAGAAATATGGACGTTCGGAAGATTCGAAAGGAAAACATCGAACGGGACTTCGGGTCATTCCCCCGTCAACGATTGAAGCGTTCGTCGAAAATACCGCCGAATATGCGTGGGCGATTCGGGTTGGTCGCGATTCGAAAACGTCTATTCCGAAGGGTCGCAAAATTGCGGACGAATTACTTTGGAAACCCGCAAAGAAAAACGCCGATCGAATCGTCATGGAAATCGCGAAACGTACCGTTCGGGAATTGAAAAAGGTAAAATGATATGGCTGATGTGAACAAGTCGGTTTCGATAAATTATACCGCGTCAACGAAAGACCTTGAAAAGGAATTGAAAAAGATTCCAACAATCACCGATAAACAGGCGAATGACGCGGTTCGAAAATTGGATTCCAATTTCAACAAAATGGAAAAGGGCGCGGAATCAACGTCGAAGAAAGTCAATTCGAAAATGAAGTCAATCGGAAAATCGATGGCGACCGTTGGCGCGTCGGTTGCGGTGTTGGGGGGTGGTGTGGTTGCATTGTCACAACGTTTCGCCGATTTGACGAATGAAATGGTTGACGCGTCGACGAAAACGGGAATCTCGGTCGATACGTTGGCGGGGTTACGTCTAGCCCTTGAAGGTTCGGGTTTAGAGTTCGCGAACATGGAATCGGGGTTGATTCGGTTTCAATCGTCAATCGTCAACGCGGGTCGGGGTTCCAAAATACTTTCGGACAACTTCAAAAAATTGGGTGTCGATGTCAAGGATTCGAACGGCGAAATCAGGGACGCGGATTCGGTGTTCAACGATGTCGTCAAGTCGTTGGGGAACATGGAAAACGCAACCGAACGAAACGCCGTCGCGATGGAATTGTTCGGTCGTTCGGGTGGTCCCGCGCTTATCCAATCGGGCGCGTTAGACAATTTGGAAAACATGACGACACTTGCAAAAGAATTTGGTGTCGATTTGGGTGTTGACGGTGTCAACGCTATGGGAACGTTTCAACGGAAAATGGCGGAATTGGAAACCGTCGCCGTCGGTGGTATGCAAAACCTTTTGAACAGTATCGCGGGCGGAAATGGAATCAATATGGCGATCGAAGGGGTTTCGAAAGGAATCATCTTTTTGGGTTCGATTGCCGAAGATGTGACGGGGTTGATTGGTCAATCATTCGAAAACATTTTCGCAATCGTTCAAGCGGGTTCGATGGTGATGTCGGGTGACTTCGAACGCGCGGGTGTGTTGATGTCCGATGTGATGAATGAAAACGAAACCGCCGTTTTGAATCTAGCGAACACATTTTCGACCGCGTCGGAAAAGGTCGCCAACTTCGAAAGATTATCGCGCGCGTCGACGACCGCGTCAACAATGAAAACCGTCGGTCAGGAAACCGAAAACACCGCCGACCAAATGGAAAAGGTCGCCGACAACGCGAAAAAAGCCGAAACTGCAATCGCCGAAATGAAACGGGAAATCGAAAACGCGTCATCGAACGTCGATGATTTGGTCGTCGCGGTGGATGAACGTTTCATGTCCGCATTGGAAAAGGAAAAGGCGTCAATCATGGAAACGGGGCGATTGTTACAAGAACAATTCGACGCCCATTCGAAATTGGTTGATCAGGTGTTCGCGCGGGTTGTGGCGGGTGATGATTCGATCGAAACCGAACAACAATTGAAACAACTATTGGAAGAACAAATCGTTTTGGGTGACACGTTACAAAAGAACAAAATCGCCGAAGAAAAAGCATTGAATGACCTTCGAAGTCGATTACAAGACGAACAACGGGAAAAAGCCGAAGAAAATCACCAAAAAGAAATCGACCGTCAACAAGAATTGAACGACATGATTCAGGAACGAATAACGAACGTCGAAACGATGGGACAAACCGTTTTGGGAACGTTCGGTTCAATCAGTCAAGCGATTTCCGATATAAACCAACAACAAATCGACGAAATCCGTTCGAAAGCCGATTCCGATTTGGAGAAAATCGAAAAAATGGTCGAATCGGGTGTCATTACATCGGAAAACGCGTCCAAACGAAAGGCGAAAATCGAAGAAGATTATCAAAAACAAGTCGCGGGGCAACGAAAACGAATGTTCGCGATGAATCAAGCGACCGCAATCGCCGACGTCATATTTCAGGGGGCGATCGCGTCCGCGCGTGCTATTGCCGATTATGGACTTCCTGCGGGTTTGGCGGTTGCGTCGTTGGCGGTTGCCCAAACAGGCGCGCAATTGGCAAGTATCAAAGCCCAATCACCACCGAAGTTCGATGTCGGGGGTATGGTTGGAAACGCTACCGACAACGCCCCCGATATGGTTCGCGCGAATCTATTGTCAGGTGAGGCAATATTAGACCGCGCGACGGTTCGCAATATAGGCGGGGAACAAGGGGTTCGACGGTTACAACGTGGTGAACAGGGCGGTGATCGTGTTATAGTGGTTCAACCGTTCAAACATTTCGACCGTTTCGTCAAGGGTGGCGGGTTGAACCAATTACGACAACGAAAATCCGTTTCGGGTGTCGGGGGGTATTGATGAGTAGTGACATAACACCGAACAACCTTCGGGGATTCATAGTCCCGACGGAAATCACGTCCGAACACATTTGGACGGACGAATCGACGTTCACCCAATCGGGACGACGGACGGGGGTTCCAACATCGAATCAGGGTCGAACGGGAATGGTTTTGACGGCTATCGGTGAACAGGGCGACCAATCAATCGACATCGAAACGAAAAAGGGTGGAACGGCGGGTTCGGGTGCGTCATTCGGGTGGAAATATGCGAATGAATCCGAATACTATGGTTTCGACGCGGTGAACATCCCAACGGGGTTCGATTGGTTTCGTTATTCGTCGTCGTCCCTGACAGAATATCAACGAATTGACGCGGTTTCACATCATGGAACAATGGTCGGGGTTTATGAATCATTCGGTTCGTCGAACCGTCGAACGATTGTCGCGTTTCAACAAAACAAATCGGGTTCGATTGTCACCGATACGTTGTTCACCCAAACATATATTTCACCGCCCGTCGGGGGTTTCCCGTCGGTGTGTCGATTGTCGGACGGTTCATATTTGGTCGGGTATATCGGATATACAGGAAACGACGACGGTCAAATCAAAATATATCGTTCAACGGATGACGGGGTTTCGTGGGATTTGGTATCGTCGGGAGCGTTCGACATTCCGATCGATTTGGGGTTGTATACGATTCAACGAATCCGAATGACCGCGAACAACAATTCGATTTTGTTGGTTGGGGAATTGACGAACGTTTCGGGTTCAATCCGAAATCTATTGGTTCAATATGTGTCGATTGATAACGGTTGTACATTCAATCAGGTCGGGATTTCTAGTGACCCCGCGCGACATCGTCCCGACGTTGTGACGTTGCCCGACGGGTCGTTCGGTTTGGTGAGTATTGAAAACACCCAAAAAGTCACGTTCACCCGTATTCCGTACGCGCGTTTCGATGTGACTTCGACGACGTATTCCGCGAATGAAAACATTGTCACCGATGACGCGTCGTTCCCTGTTTGTTCGATTTCGGGTTCGAACCTATTGTTCGACGGTCGGATGACGGTGTGGATTGACGATGACGGCGTTTTGTATTGTGCAATAGGTAACCGAACCGACAAATCGATAAAATTGTTCACATCGGACAACAACGGGGTCACGTGGCGGAAAATGTCAGGGAATGGAACGTTCGACGACGCGAACATATACCAACCCGATTCGACGGGTTCCGAAATCGAAGAATTGTCAGGGTTGCAACACGAAGGGCGTTCGGTGTTATTTGGAAAACACAACCGTTCCATTCCCCGAATCAATTTGGGGGGCTACTCAACCCGAACATTTCCCGCGATTGTTGATTTTCCGAAATGGTATCAATACGGACGTTTCGATTCGAATTGGATTCCGTTACAATTGCCCAATTTGGGACGATATACGGTGACGGGTTCGGGAACGTCGGTTTTGGGGACGGGTTCCGAAAATGTTCGAATAACAACATCATCGAACACCCGTTATTTTTCAACGTCCCAAACGACAACCCTTGAACAGGGGGTCATATTACGAACCCGCGTTCGGGTCGGGTCGGGTGGTTCATCCGCGATTGACATCATCGGGATTCGTATTCGAAACGCGACGGGGTCGAATGATTATGATGTGACGGTTCGACTATATACAACGGGATTTCGTATCGTCGACAACAATGATTCGGGATTGGTAAAACATACCGAATCCGTATCGATGACGGTCGAACGTGAAATGATCATCGCGATGTCGAATGATTTTATTTCGATATATCATCGGGAACACAACGAAAACAACGAACGGGTTTGGGACGATATACACATCGATCGATTACGCGACGGCGGGGGCGCGCCCTTCAATTTGGTTTATTGGGGGAACCTATCATTCGGAACGGGGGTTTCGGAATGGTCGGAAATGCATCTATCCGAAGGGGATTCGACGGGAAATCAAATGATTGGGGACACCGAATCCACCGCGTTTCGTCAATACCCTGTAACGGGTGACTATCTTTATTTGGGCGGAGGTGTGTTGATTTCGACCGCTGAATCGCCAACCTATGAAGGGGACACGTTCGCAATCGTTCCCCGATATGACTATCAAATCGAACGAATCATTCATGACGTTTCGTCATCACCCCGCGTTCAATGGCGTTCGGAATCAACATCAGGGGGCGCGGTTCCGTCCGAACGTATCGCGTTCATTTTGGACACCGATTTCGGGGATTTGGGGAACAGTTACACCGACAATCAAATCATCGGGTTTCACCTAGCGAACATCAATTTCCGTCAATTCAACGTCGTTCGATACAATGCGAATACGTCGTCATGGGTGACGGTCGATTCGATTGACACGTCGACGGGGATGAACGGTCGATTCATTCGGGTCGGGGCGACGATTATTCCCAATTCAGGCGGAACCGATGTGTTTTATTTGCATTATGGCGAATGTTCGGGTTGGATTGTCGAATTGGATGACGGGGTAAACGTCACCCGTCGTCGTGTGAAACACAATTCGGAAGGTGTATGGAACCAATCGTTCGCGGGAAAACAACCCGTCATTCATTTGGAAGGGTGCGACAATACCGAACCCGCGTTCGGTGACGTTCGATTCGTTCCCGATACGGTTTCCATATTGGTTCGCGGTGACGCAACGGGCGCGGGTTGGGGAATCCAAATCAATACACAAAATACAATTGACAACGATTTTCGAATCGGAACAATGATGTTCGGTTCATTGTTCGTCGTCGCGCCGACTTACGGACGGGGGCGTTCAATAGAGTTTCAAGCCAATTCCCAAATCATCGAAACGCGGGACGGAACGACAATCGGACGAAAGATTTCGAACGGGGGTCGAATTGCGTCGATTTCATGGACGGACGGTGTCGACACATCTCCCGTTATGGGTGACAATCCCGACCCGAATTATTGGACAGGGAAGGGAACAACACCCGTCGCGAATTACGGGGACGCGCCTTTTCAAATGTTGGGATTGACCCGATACGTCGCGGGCGGTGTGAAACCGATCGTTTATTTGCCAGCCTTCGAAAAATTGACGGGTGATTCGTTGACGTTGAACCGATACAATCAACATATATTCGGACGAACGGACGGTTCCGTTTCATTCGACCATGTTGTCGGGGATGAATTACAAGGCGACAATCGTGGGGAAGTTTTCCGAATTGCAACCGTCAACATCAGGGAAATACAATGAACATTCATCCGAATAATTTGGTGAACGCCGAAATCGTTTTCGTTTTGGAAATCGATTGGAACGGTGATGTTCATCGCTTTTCGTCATTTCCCGTCGATGTGGAATCGGATGACGGTTCGATTTCCTATATTGGACGAATGAACGAACCCGAAGTCAAGTTTCAAACGAAAATCGTCGGGTTCAATCCCGAAGGTGATTCGATCCCAATGGAAATAATTTTCGAAGGGGTCGATTTGGTCGAACAGTATTGGAAAGGGCGAAAATTGGACGGTTCATCGTGTGAAATTGCGATGTATACGGTTCGAAATGGTTCGGTTGTCCAATCATACGAAAATCGTATTCCATTGTACAAGGGGCGAATCGTTCAACCTATTATCGGCGACCCCGACCAACCGTCGGGACGTGTGACGTTTTCAATCGAAAACAATTTGAACACCCGTCGTCGTCGATTGTTGGAACAATCATCGAAAATCGCGTTGTTGGATTTCCCCGATATGCATGTTGAGTCATCCGAAGGGAAAATCCTTCCGTTCGTATTCGGTACCCCGTCCGATTATCCCGTTGTAAAATCGACGAACGATGTTGGTTCGGGTTCGGGTGCGGTTTCCCCCGCTTATTTGGTCAAAACGGCGTTTTCTGCGGGGATTGATATTGTTTTGACATTCGCGAATCATCCCGTCAACGCGTCAACGGTGACGGTTCATGATTTCAAAGGAAACATCGATTCGATTTCGGTGGACGTTTTGAACCGAACGTCGGACGGTTCATTGTATTCGGCGGTCGATTTGACGGGGTCAACGATAGCGCATGACGGAACGGCGGGGGTCGCGACTGACGATTTCTATTATTGGATTGAATACGACGACGGGGGCGGGTTCCCGAATCCCTACGGCGACGGGACGTTGTCAGGTGGTGGCGATATATGTCGATATATGTTGGAATTGTCGGGATTGGATGTCGATTGGTCGTCATGGAATGGAATGTCGGGGATTCTCAACCGATACCGTTTCGCGGGATATGTGAACGACCCGACCGTCGACGCGTTCGATTGGATGTTGGAAAACATTGTCGCGTTCCTTCCGATTGAAGTGATCAACGGTGAACGCGGGATTCGACCCGTTTTGTCGTTGTACCATTACGCGAACAATTTCGACCCGATTTTCGATTTCGTCGAAGGGGATGACATCGAAATCATTTCCCCAATGGTTCCAATGAAGGAACCCGACGACATCGTCAACGATTTGACCCTTTCGTTCGGTTGGTCAGGTCAATCGGAAATATTCCGTTCGCGTATGCAAATCAAAGGAACGTCAGGGGGACAATTGACAATCGTCGACCCAATCGCGAAAATGTCGTTCGATCGATTTGGTCGTCGTGAAAAGGAATTGGAATCATATTTCGTTTATGATTTGAACACCGCGTCGAAAATACTTCGGGATCAAATCCGAATTAATGGTTTGAACGCGATCGGAATCGAAATGGATTGTCACCCGCGTTTCGGTTTCCTTCGGGTCGGTGATGTTGTGACGTTGTCGTCGGAACGTCTGAAAATGACGCGAACAATTGGTCAGATAGTGGCGAAACGGTGGAACGGGGGTCGTTGGCGATATATATTGTCAATTGAAGAAAACATTTTCGTCAATCAGGAAACCCAATGAAAACCCTTGTCATCCTAGACCGTCAACACGTTGGAAAACCGACCAACCTTCGGGATTTGGGCGCGTCCGTTGTGGATTCGAACGGGGTGACAATTTCGGAAGGGGTCGAAACCGCGAAATATATTTTGGAAATCGAAATCGAATGTCGTCGTCAGGGATATGACGTGATTGTCATGTCAGACGGTGGATATTCGGAACGTCACGCCCGCGTCAACTATTACGCAAACCAATATGACGGTTCGGTCATTTATATCGCCTGTCATATCAACGCGGGCGGTTCGGGAATATATGGTTCGTCATTCTATGATTGGAGATCGTCAACGGGTGAAAAATTGGCGCGTCATATCGCGAACGAATGTTCGATTTTGGGATATGATTGGTTATCAATCGAATGTCGCCCGAATAATTGGACGAAAAACGCTTTTCATACGATCAAAGGGGTCGCGCCCGTCGCGGTATGCTTTGAACCGTATTTCATAGACAATCCCCGTCATCGTGAAACGATGATGAATGACGGGGGTCGAAAATTGTTGGCGGTTCAACTTGTCACCGCCTTGAATCATTTCACAACGGAACGAACATGAATTGGAACCGAATCGCATTGGTCGCGAACATTATCAAAGCCCTGACACCCTTCATATTTCGATTGGTGGACGACATCGTCGACGCCAAAAAGAAAGATTCCGAAGGTGGAAAGAAAATCACCAAATCCGAACGTCAAGAAATCATTATGGAACACGTGATCGATTTTCCCCTGATTATCGAAATGATTGTCGCGGAAATGGAAAAGAAATGACCGTCGAACGTGTTTTGTCGTTGGCTATGGGGCAAGGTGGCGCGTTGGTGTTGTCGCTTATGATGATTTATTTTATTGTCAAATCGATAAAGGTCATCGCGATTTGGATTGATACAAAATTGACGAATTGGGTTGAGCGTCATCTAGCCCAAATCGATTCGATGTTGGATGAATCAAAAGAAGATAGGAAAATGTATCAACAATCGATGTTGAAAATCCTTGAACAATTCGACATCATCGAAGATCGAATCATTTATCAGGGAAAACAATTAGAACGTATCGAACAGAAAATCGGCGGTGAACGTGCCGATTCGTAAAACGTCGAAGGGATACAAAATCGAAAACGTCGCGGGGTACTCCAAAACCAAAAAGAAAGCGACCAAACGTTTGAAGGCGATCAAATCATCGCAATCAAAACGAACAATGAAACGAAAGGTTCAATCATCCCGTCGAAAGCCTAGAAAATAGTGTTTCCATTCCCAAAATAGACGTTTGAACCAATTCGCGCGGTTCAATATATGAAACAACCGTCGACAATCTTCCGCGTCTTTCATCGCGGTGTGGGCTTTATCAAACGACCACCCAAAAAATTTTCTTACCTTGTCCATTGAAACGCCCCGAAGTGGTAGGTGTTCCCAACATAATGAATGAGTATCGATTTTAGAAAACGAAATCCGTTGTTCGGTTCGGGCGATTCGACAATGATGGTCAATATAGTTCCAATCAAACGAAACGTTGTGACCAACAATGACACCATAATTCAACCATTTCGCGACGACGGGGGCGATTTCTTTCCATGTTGGCGCGTCTTTCCATTCGTGCGGGTTATAGTGGTTGATTTCCAAAGCCCGTTTCGACGCGGTGTGGATATGAATTGGTTTCACCTTCGAATAGAAATGTTCGGTTTGACCCTTTTCGTTTTCCCGAATGATGGCGATTTCGATGATTTCCCCCGTCCCTGACGAAAGGTGTGTCGTTTCGATGTCGACGAACAAAAGTGGATACTTATTTCGATTCATTGAATACCCCGAAAATGTGTTTTGATTGAATTGAATATACCCGTTTTATATCGGAAACCCCGACATTATGACAAAATATGTCCAAATATGGCCACAAATCACCCCAAACGACACCGCGCGCCAAATCAACAACATATGTCGACAACTATACACAAAAAGTTTTATCGTTATTCGTTCGGTAGGTTCGACGGTGTGAAATTATTTTCAGTTATTTTCGTTTATTTTGTTGTCAAAACGTAAAGTTTCCTTTACATTGTATATGAACACAACGTTCATAACAACAATCAAAACAGGAAACATCATGTTTATAACACTTTCAAAAAAATTCGATTTTTGCGGTTGTAAAAACGTATATATGAACGGAAATCAAATCGGTGACATCATCAAGGACGGCGAAACATTCACAATCAGAATTGGAAAACGTATCGGCGCGAATACAGTTTACACCCAAATCAATACAACAAATGAAGAAATGATTATTAGCCTTGTTCGTAACTTTATCAATCAACACTAAAACAGAAAACATCATGGTACAAATTACAAAATCACAACTAGAACAGGCGACAAAAATTATCGTTGTAACATATGAATCAGGCGAAACGAAATGGTTTCCGTTCACACTTGAAAACATGGAAATCGTCATTTCAGAACATTCATGGATTGATGACATTCAAATCATCGAACGCGGATAAACAATCAACAACCAAACAGGAAACATCATGGAAAATAAAATCCAATCATATGAAAAAACAATGCAATTCGTTGCAACACTAAATCGAAAAGGTAATCAATGGGAATCAATCATTCATAAAAACATGAAATTGACTTTTATTGGGGAAAACTTCGCGGGGTATTTGTTCGACATTGTAATTTATTTCAGCGAAAATACTAATCGGTGGCATTACAAAGCGACAAAACACGTCGAATCATAATCAATCTAACAATCAATCAACATCGGGAATCCCTTTGGGGGTTCCCACAACAAACAGGAAAAACAATGTTCAACAAAATCAAAGAACACATCATTCACACATTATTCGTCGGGGTTCTCTTTATGTCCCTTCCGATTTCTATGGCAATCATTATTTCAGTTTTGGGGGTGTAACATGAGTTGGGGACAATATTTAAATAATGAATTACGATTCTTGAAACTTACACCAAAAGAATTGGAATACCATATCAACAAATATAATGAACAGATGAAAGTATTGCATGAAGTTAGAATGAAAATTCTAGACTGTCAAAATGTTAGTAGATTCATCAACAATGAATTATTGAATGAATATGAGAAACTGAATGATCAAAAACAGCAGTTCATTAAAAGACTGAAAGAATTGAATGAAGGGGTATAACATGACAATCACTACAAAAGACTTTTCAGGAACCGAATTGGAATCATTCGTCGTCGAATACGCCCGCGAACGTCAAATCACCGTCGCCCCCCTTCCGAAAACGTGTGGGTGTGTGATGAACGAAGAAATGTTCGACATTCTATGTCAGGAAATGGACGCGCGAATCAACAAAATGACAAAAGGGGTTCGAATGTCGGTTTCCCAATCAGGGCGTTCACATGTTCGACCGTTGTTATTGGATTTGATCCCGATGATTCCGCGTATCGATGAACGTGTCGTTTTGGCGGGTGCATATCAACGCGTTTTCGGGGGTGTCGAATGAGTTTCCGAACGATTCCCAAAAACACAACGTCATTCGGTGAACGTTTCGTCATTTATTCGATTTCGAAGTTTCCAAAATCGAACGTCATCGCCAAATTATCAGAATTGTCGGGAATGTGTGAACCGTTGGTTCGTAAAATCATCACCCGTCCAACCCCTGATATGAATCAACTTCGTCATTTGGTGGCGATGTGTGAATCGATTTCCACGACACCGCGACAATTCGAACGTAACGTTTCCGATTCGATTGAAGGGTTGCAATGTTACCGCGACGCGTTGAAACGCCTTGAACGGAAACAAGGGGGGTTGAAATGACATTCGGGGAAACATTACAACAATATATGAAAATGTCATCGATGACACATGACCAATTTTCGAAGGCGGTCGGGGTTTCACGTCAAACCGTTTCGTCATGGGTGAATGGTCATTCGTTGCCAAATCAAAACAAGTTCGATAAATTGATCGACGTCATATCGAATCGATGTGGGATTCATCCCGCGTTGGTTTATGTGGCGTTCAAACGATAAACAATAAACAAAAGGGGTCGCGATTGCTAGCCAAAACACCGCGACCCCTTCAACCGTACAGGATAAAACATGGATAACACAAAAACAGACAAAACACAACAACCCGAAATCGACCAACGTGAAACGTTCATTCGGTTCATCAAAAGAAAACACCGCGACGTTTCGGGATATATTGAATTACGCCCTTGTTTTGAATACCGTCAGGGAATTGACACGAACGCCCGTCGTTGGTTCACCCCCGAAGAATTCATCGAAAAATCACCGATGTTCCTTGAATACTGTCGCCGTCATCGTTTGGGCGCGTTCGCGGGTGTGTTGCCCCGTTCGGAAAAGGGACGCGGAACCGCTGATTCAGTCGAATCGGGTGGTGTTTTGTGGGCGGATATAGACGACAAGGATCACAATGGTTCCCGCGATGTTGTGTGGACGTTGGTTCGTTCGTTACCCGTCCCCCCTTCCGTTGTGGTACAATCAGGGGGTGGATTACATTTGTATTTCTTTCTAAACACCGAATACCCCGCCGATGAAATCGCCGAAATGAATGAACGTATCGCGAAAAAGTGTGGGGGTGATTCCTGTCATGACAAGGCGCGCATTTTGAGACTACCAACATCATTCCACCAAAAGAATCCCGACAATGTTCAATTCGTTCGGTTCGTCGAATACGATGAATCAATCGAATATACGTTAGACGAATTGTCACCGCTATTCCCACCCGTCGAAAAGTCGAAAATTATCAAGGCGACGAAAATCGTTCACATCCCCGTTCCAAAACTACCCGACGAAATCCGTCAAATGATGAACGAACATGTTCGATTGAATGAATTGTTCGAAGGTATTGGGAAAACAGGTGGTGACACATCGGGGACGGGGTATGATTTCGCGTTCGCGAAGGAATGCGCGTGGTTGGGAATCCCCGCCGACAAAATATGTGACGCGTTGGCGGTTCGGATTGCGAAACGTGGAAAACGGAAGGGTTCAAATTATATCCTTCGAACCGTCGGTCGTGCCGTCGCCGTCATGGAACAACGGAAAAACGAACCGATTGACGTCACACCAACGAACAACATTCAGGGCGACGCGAATGTCGTTTTGGAATTGGACAGGTTCCCCGACAATCATCGCGACCCGTCCAAACGAAACCGTCCGAAAATGACATCGATGAATCTTTATCGCATTTTGACCCTTGACCCGATTTTCGCGGGTTCACTACGGTTCAACGCGTTCAAAAATCGAATCGAAATCGCCTTCAATGCGACCGACATTCGACGCGGGACATTTCAGAAAATCGCCGATGTCCATTCCAAAAACCTTCGTCATCAGGTCGCGCGAAATTATGGACTTGAATACAAAAAGGACGTTATGAACGATGAAATCCAATTCGTCGCACATGAAAACACCGTTCATCCTGTTCGAGAATACCTTGAATCATTGGAATGGGACGGGCGCGAACGAATCGATCATTGGTTGACGGATTGGGCGAACGCGGAAATCACCCAAATCGGGGAACATCCCGACGGAACCCCAATCACAAATGAACGTTTGATTTCCCAATTCGGACGAAAGTTTTTGATTTCGGCGGTCGCGCGGGTGATGAACGCGGGGTGCAAGGTGGACACGTCTTTGATTTTGACAGGGAAACAAGGCGCGGGGAAATCGACGATTTTCAAGGTATTGACCAAAAATCCCGAATGGTTTCGCGATTCATCAATCAACGTCAACGGCGGTCGGGACGCTTATTCGTTATTGTCGGGGGTGTGGATATATGAGTTTGCCGAATTGCAAGCGACCCGAACAAGGGACGCGGAATCCGTCAAGGCGTTTCTGTCATCCTGTTCGGATTCATACCGTCCCGCGTATGCACATTATGACGTGGACGTCCCCCGTCAATGTGTGTTTGTCGGGACATCCAATGAAACGGAAATCCTACGCGACCCAACGGGGAACCGTCGGTTTTGGGTTGTTCGGGTCACTGACGACATCGATTTGAACGGGTTCGCGAAAATGGTTGACGCGTTGTGGTCGGAAGCCGTCCACGCGTACAAACAGGGGGAACGGTGGTGGTTGGATGACGATATCGATTCGATGTTCACCGAACATTCAAACCAATTCCAATCTTCGGATTCATGGACAACTATTTTCGAAAATTGGTGGGATACCCTAACGCCTGACGTGAAACATGTGTATAATACGAACGGGTTGACATCGTTACACGTTTTGACTTCCGTCATTGGTTTGGAAGTGGACAAAATCGGGCGACATCATGAAATGCGGGTCGGGGGTATTCTCAACGGTTGCGGTTTTGTGAAACGTCGTGTTCGGGTTACGGTTGAAACGTCGAAGGGAACCAAAATGAAACGGGTATACAAGTATTTTCATCAAGGGGATGACGAATGAAGGGATTCACAATCGAAGGGAAAACGGTTTTCGGAAAATGGGTGGCGACATATTGCAATCATAACCGAATCACACCGCGTCAATTATACGATCATACAGGAATCAAGGCGCGAACAATGCAACGGATTTTGAAGGGGGTCACGTCCCTGACGGATGTCGATTTGTTTTGGATTATCGGGTCATTGTCTGATTTGACAGGTGACGACCCGATTCAATTGGGTGAACACGTTGTTCGGTTGTATCTCACCAAACAGAAATAAAACGGGGCGGTTTATATATCATGACATAACACAAATATGATTTGATTTGTGTCATTTGAAATAAACCATTGGGGCGATTTCCTTCGGGGGGTCGTCCCTTTTCGTTGTGTGTCCCTACCTTGTCCCTACCTTGTCCCTACCTTCCGAAATAGGTTGGGACACCATATCGTTTCGATTGTATCGACGTTATCCAATTTGTGTCCCTACCGTCCTAACCTATTTTGGAAAAAGATAGAAAAATGTACAATCTGAAATATTGCACAAATTACAGTCTATTGGAAAAAGGTGGGGACAGGTAGGGACACCGCCCGTCGTTGTGTGTTATAATGTCGAACGCGTCGACGTTGTGTGTGTGTCCCTACCTTGTCAGGATTTGGACAACATCACCCGACGTTCAATGTTGTGTTATGATAGGTGGTGAACATGTGTGAAATATGCGGTTGTGATCCCTGCGATTGTTGGGATTGGTTCGGGGGGAATAATGGCGAAACGACAAAACATTCGGATTTCGGGACGGGTACGAAACAACCGTATCGAACGGGCGATTCCGATTTTCATGAAACGATTCGGGTTCGAAGAAGATCAAGCGACCGCCGTCGCGATTCGTATGGAATCCAAAAATCAATTACAAGTCGACGGGGAACCAATCGACAAACCGAAGGACGTTCCGCGCGGTGAACCCGCGAACATTCCACCCGCGTTCGTTACAGGTATAGCGACCGCGATGTCGAAAGACCGAACACCCAAACGAACCGAATACAGGGAAACGGGCGACGGTTTTGTCGTGTCAAGCGCGTTCGACGCGTTGGTTCGTGTGAATAAGAAAAAGAAATTACCAAAACGGAAATGATATGAAACGTCGAACAATGAATCCGAAAGTCGTCGCGCGTATGAAATGCAACGTCGCCCGTCCAATCCGAAGGGGTGAACCCGCGTTCGGTAAAAAGAAAATGGTCGTCAAGGCGTGCAAAGGAAAAGAACAAAAGATTGTTCGATTCGGTGCGGTTGGATACAAACATAATTATTCCAAACGTGCGAACGAATCGTTTCGGGCGCGTATGCAATGCGACACAAAACCCCCGTCAATCCTTTCGGCGCGTTATTGGTCGTGCGAACGGTTGTGGAAAAAACGGAAGGGTTCCAAATGAAAACAATCGTCATCGAAGGGACGGGGAAAATCCCGTCGAAAAAGAATCGAATGAGAGTTTGGAAAGGTCGAATGATAAAGGATAAAGGATGTCGCGATTTCGAACACATGTTGTCCGATTTGGCGCGCGTTGTGATGAATGGTGACGTTCCATTCACCGACGACGTTTCGTTGTCTTTAATGGTCATATTTGGCGACCGTCGACGACGTGACCTTCAAAACCTTTTCGGTTCGGTTTGCGATTCGTTGAACGGGATTGTTTATGATGATGATTCCCAAATCGTTGAATTGTCAGGTGAAAAGCATTATATAAAAGGTGAATGGAAATATACGATTCGAATAACAGGGGAAACATAATGTCGAAACGTCAAATCAAACCGTCCGTCGAAATGTCGTCGTTCGGTATATTACTCACGTCATATTTATCAAAACATGGAATGTCGATCGCGGGGTTTTGTCGTCGTTCGGGTTGCTATGAAACGACCGTTCGGAATTGGATTGACGGGAAAAGTTTTCCCAACATGGAACACGTCATCATTATCGCGGAAATGTTGTCGCGTCTTGAATGTTGTTTTGGCGATACAATGATTCAGGAAATCGCGTCAACACATCCGATATACACCAACATGATTCGTCGCGAATCAAAACGATTTCAACAACCCAATCACCCCGAAGGAATCGACGCGGGGGTTGTGTGATAATTATTTTGAACCTAGCGACCTTGCCTGAC